TACAAAACTGTATTCACTTGCATTGTTAAAATTAAATAAATACATTATTGCATTAAAGTTTTCTGCTGCAACATTACTTATACCTGCATAAAATAAGTGCATATTGTCTTCATCAGTATCAGATTTGTCTATAAAGGCTGCATCACTTTTAAGAACTTTATAAGCAAAATCATAATTAGCAGTTGATTGTGCAGTTGGGGTTCCACTTACATCTTTTGTAACTCTTAATCTAATAGAGGAGTTGTCATCAGTAGTTGAAACATTATTTGCCTTAACCATATAAACATCATAAGTGCTATTTATTCCACTAAGAGTTACTCCTGCTACTGCTGATGTAACTATTTTCTTATCTATTTTTATTAAGCTACCTGCCATTATTTAACTCCAAATACTGATATATTGATATAAGAAAAGTCAGTACTATTTTGTCTAAATTCTAGTCCTGTAATTGTATCTGCATTTTTATAAACACCAATAGATTTACCACCCCTCATATTTGTTGTGTACATACTAGATGATTGTGCCATAGCAAAAGTGTAACTGCTTGAATTATGTGGATTATAAAAATAAGCTACTGTACTATTACCTGTTGTAGATGTAAAACCAATACCTTCAAATTGATTAACTCCTGTATTTTTATATACACCAAAACTACCACTTGCATTTAATTCGTGACTTGCAAAATCATATTTTGAGCCAGTAGAAATTACTGTTCCACTATCATTAATAACTCTTGTATGCAAATCAGCATTACTACTATTGTCACTATCTAGAACAACTTGATACACATCATAATCAGCACTAAAGCAATCTGTTATTTGCAAAAAGGCAACAGAAGTTGCACTAGCAGATTTTATAAATTCTAAACTTCCTGCCATAATCTAACTTTCTGCAATTCCATATAGGGATATGCTTCCATTCATTGTAGTTTCCCCTGAGCTTTGTATTCTAAATCCATCAACTACACTAGCTTGTGGTAAAACTCCACTACCAAATTGACTTCTTAATGTACTGCTCATTATTCCTTGTTGTGTTTGGAATGTGTATTTTGAACTATCCCCTGCATTGTAAATATAACAATAAGCAACACTACTTTCCCCTACTTCAGAAGCACCAACAAAAAAATCTAAGTTAGTTACACCTGTACTTTTATTTTCACCACTACCACCAACTGTTATTTGCTGATATGCACCTTGATAAACAGTTGCATCCTCTATTGTTCCACTTTCAAAAAATCTTAACCAAGGTCTATTGTTTCCATTACCTGTAACAATACCTGTCATAAAATGAACATTGTAAACATCTTCTTTAATACTTGTAAAATCAACATTACCTACACCACTAAAAGTTTGTGTTTGTATTAATTCTAATTTACCAAAATCTGCACCACCTGCAGTGATTAATGCTCTAGCTGCACCTAATGGAGCCATTATGCAAACGCTAGTTGTGGGACTATAAAAACTGTAGTACTTGCATCTTTAAATATAAAAGTCACAATGTCTATTGAAGCTGCTGCGGTACTTAATGTTAATCCTGCAGCACCTGCTGTTTTACCTGCAGTTTCAGCTTGACCATTTACAGTTGTTTTGTTGATAGCCATGGTCCTAGAACCTGTACCATCTTGTGTAACAACCAAAGTAAATGTTGCTATACCTGCGGCAGGTACATTTGTAAAATCTATATCTGTAACAGAGTGTGCTAGTGTAACTGAACCTGTATTACCATTAGCTAAATCAATAGCTAACACTGCTGCTGATGTAACATCTTGGTCTGTTTCTGCATAGTCTTTTAATACTTTATTAGTTAATGTTGCAGCTTCTGCATCTGCATAGTTCTTGACTGCTGCTGCTGTAGGTATCTTTGTATCACTATCATTTCCAGTAATTGTTTCTGCTTGTGTAATCAAATCTCCTTGATTAATCATAGCAAAGTCTACTGCACCTGCAGCTATTGTTGTAGCTACATCTTGTGTAGCTGAAGCTAATGTACCTGTAACATCTCCTGTTAAAGCTACATCATCTATTCTGTCATGTACATCTTCTATGTGTTGTTTAACTACTGCAAGTCTTACTTTTGTACCATCAGCATGTGCTGGGTCAGGGCTGTGTTTTGCATCTACATCTCTGGTGACTGCTGCTGCTCCAAAAGCTCCTGAGTTCCAAAGAACAATCTCTCTTTTACTATCATTATCAGGGTCTATTACTAAATAAACTTTAGCAGCAACTCCTGGATTATCTGTTAAAGCTATTGAACTATCTCCTGATGCTACTGCACCATTAAGAGTAGTTTCAAAAGCATTTACTAAATTAGTTTCTTGTGCTGTCATATGTTTTTATTATACCTTCTTTATCCAAATCTCATAACACCATACGCATTTATTCCTGGTGCATCTCCAGAAGTTAGAGTAGCATAAACTTCTTGTCTTGTCCCACGAATTGTAATTATAGCATATCTTGTAACACTTCCAATATTAGGATTACCTTCTATAGGATATTCTATTGATTCAACAACACCTCTAATTATCTCTTGAGGGTCATAAATTTCTAAAGTAACAGGTGTTCCTTCTCTATCTTTTAATGATTGATATACTGCTTCACCTAAATTTTTAACTGTTATAGGTTTTCTGTATGGTCTTTCTACTCTATCACTAAGATTTACTGGTATTTGTACTAATACAAGTTCTGGTCTTGCTAATGCACGATAAGAAATCGAATTAACTTCTGGTGCTTCAGTTGTACCTTGAGATGTAAGTACAATTTTCATAGCACCATACCTAGATATTTTATTTACTTGTGTCTCTACAGTTCCTGAACCAGATTGTCTATCAAGTACTTTACTCCAACTTGTATGAGTTGGAGAAGTTATTCCAGCTATATCATCTGTAACATGTAATTCTACTGTAGTACCAGTTAAAATATTTGGAGTTTCTACTTGTGCTTCTACCCATTGTTTTTGTTCAGCAGTAAAGAAATCTGCGTTAGCTGTTATAAGATAACCTTCAGTTTCATAGTTAGATGTTTCTTGCCAAATACCACTACTTTGAACTGTAACTAAGAATTTTTCATTTATAATGCCAATTCCTTTAATAACATTACCTGCACCTAACTTTAAGTCTCTGGCTATACCTGCAGTAGGTAAGTAGTATCTCCATAAATAAGAATTACTACCTGTTTCTTTTATACCTGTATAGACAGAATCTCTTGTTGCATGTAATCTGTAAGGACTAGCATCAATAGAATCTATATTCCATTCTTTAATTAATTGTTGATTACCAAGAACATATAAGTCATCAGCTACAGTTAAAGCAGCACTGTATAATCTTCCAATAATTTTACTACCAGTTTGTACAACTTTTGTACCATAAAATATTTGTCCTTGTGTTTCAGTAATACAAGTAACTACTTCACCTTTAAGTTCTGTAGTACCTTTTGCTGTAAATGTTCCTGCTACATCTTTGATAGAGTATATTCTTCCATCAGTAGCAACAGCTAAAATAACTGCACCTGCATCAACTACATCAGTCCAACTTTGTCCAGTAGGAAGTGTTTCTATAGCAGAACCTACAGTTGTATTACCATCATATTGATGTAATGTTGTACCAGTAGATACCAACATTAATCCTTTAACAGACCAAATACCATCGTATATTGCTGCTGACATTTTTTGAGTTGATGAACTACCATCAGGAAGTAACTCTATTTCTCCTGCTGAACCATTATTAGCAACAATATATAAATCACTACCATGTGCTGCTAATCCTTTTATTTCATAACCTGCTGTTAAATTTGTAGATTGTACACTCCAGCTGTCACCACCATCTGTAGAAACATATAAAGTTTCATCATTAGAAACATATACTTTTGTACCAACAATAGCTAAAGCATTATCTCCATCACTAGAATCTAATGCTTGTTCTAACTCTGTTTGAAATAACATTTTTAAACTATATGGAGTTCCTTTATTCTGAGTAAAGACATCTAATCCATTACTATCCCAAAATCTTGTAGTATCATTTTCAGACATACCTCTTTTATGAGCCATATCTAAATTACTACCACCAGAAAAATTGTTCCTTGAATATATACGACCTATGTTTCTAGTAAAGTCTTCTGGGTTTTGATTAACATTTATTTCTTGTGACTGAACATCAGAAGATTGTATTTTCATAGGAACTTGATTAGATATAGCAGCTCTGAATAAATCATTGTCTATTCTAAAATCATACCCTTTTCTTTCAGGGTCTGAAACATTATAAAGATTGGCTAATCTTGGCATTAGCTTGGATATGTTATTTGATTAAGAGCTACTGGCTCTGGATATCTAGCTTTCAAATCTTTCTTTGCTTGGTCTAATAATGTTGCTTGATAAGAAAGTAATCCGTTTCTTATATTTGATGAAGCACCTACAGGATAAGTTCCAGTAGCTAATTGGTCTGTTATGTAATCAGCTGTAGCAGCAGGTATATCTCTACCACTTAACATGTGTGCAGCTACACCAGCCATAACAATAGCTTCGTATTCATCTTCTAATCCTATTGTGGCAAGAGTATCTGTTTCAGCTGTAGGTTGTACAAACTTCTTTTTAAATGTTACATAAACTGTATGTCCAGCAGCTATACCAGCAAACTGTAAAGCATGTACTACATTTGGTCCTACTGTGTAAGTTATTGTTCTTTCTGTACTTGTTGAATCTGTATAAACAAATGGATTAGGTAAATCAATCATTTCTATACCAACACCTTTAAAAGTTAAACCTGTCTGGTCTGAACCTGCAGACCAATCTGTATATTGAGATATAGCTTTTATAGGAGTCACTAAATAATTATTTGTACCTGGAGCATCATAAGAACCAAGTAATGTATAACCCGTACCTGATACAACTGCTTGTGTATCTACTGCATATAGTGTTGGATAAAGATTTGTTATTTGGTCTGATATTGCATCAAATACAGCTTTACGTGTAAAAACAGGAGCTATTTTAATTACAGCGTCTTCTAAATGTGCAATCGGTGTTGTACCCCTCGCACCTCTTACTACAGTAATTTGTTTATTAGTAGTATTAACATCAGTACAATACATTAACTCATGTCCAATTTCAATTATAGTTCCAGCATCCATAACATCTTCTTCTTCTGAAGTTAATAAATCACCATTATAAGTAATAGTTGTAGCACTAGCATTAAAACCAGCACCAGAAGCTACAGCTGTGTATGAATTTAAACTATCGTTAGGTTCTAAATATTCTCTAAATACTCTATCTACTAACGCTCCTATATTTGTACTCATTATGCAACCTTATCTTGTTCTTTAGCATAGGCTGTTACACCTAATAATGATATACCAAAGCCACCATTAGCTTTTATTTGGTCATCTATTATTTCAAAAGAAGGTTCAATATCTGACTTTGAATCAATATGTAAATATCTACCTTCTTTAAGAAGTACAAGCATACTCATTGTTATGCCTAACTACTTCTTAATAAGACTGTTATTTCTGAGGATGTATCTTCTGTAGACCCTGATATTACTTTAATCCAACCAGTTGAAGCAAATGCCCAACCTGATGGGTCAACTCTTGTAAGTTTACTAGCAGCTACTGTATAAGTTACTGCAGAACCATCTGTTTCTTTTACATCATAAAATGTACCACCATTTTCTGGTGACCATTGAAATGTAATTGATGTACCATTCCAACCTGAACCTGGTAAAAAACCTGCAACTAGAAGGCCCTCTGTTGGGATAATTGGACTAGCAGTAGTACTACTTGTGTATTTTACACCTATTAATTTTTGCATAAATTTCTCCGTATATCTTTATTACTATAGCAGAACAATGGGAGCAGGTGGAGCTACTCCCAAAGTTCTAATTTTTTTTAGCTATTTGTTTGTTCAAACAGTAAGTGATATGAGCCAGGACCGAAGTCATAACCCATTTCCATGTATACTGCTTTACCAACTCTAGCATAATCGTCTTGGTCTAAGTCTCTTACGAACACAGTACCAAATCCTGGGATATTGGTAAATACTGGTTGTATGAAAGCGAAGTCCAGAATGTATGCAGTTCCTGTTGGCATGATATTTCCATCTATAACCATCATACCTAGTGAACCGAATGGTGTGATAACAGTATCAATGTCAACACCAGCAATGTTCCTATCTCTTGGAAGAATAGCTGCAGTTGTACCAATAGTACCACTGAGTAATTCTTTGTTAAGAGCTAATAATTGCTTAGGTGTGACAACTAATACAGGTTGTATCATTGGAGCATTAGCGTCATAAAGACGTTTCATGCCTTCTGCAATCGCATCCCATGTTAAATCACGAGCTGCTGAAGTTGCATCTCCATCAGCATCACAATAGTGGATGTTTCCACCTGTGCCTGTTGGAGCAACTGTATTATTTGCATTTGCATTCAAACCAATCCATTGTTTAAGTCCACGCATTTCACGTGTTCCTGAACCTGGAGTAGTATTTGCACCATCTGCGAATGTTCCGTTAAAAGCGAACCATTCTACTTCTCTTGCTACTTTTTCTAAAGCCAAAGTCATTTGCTCTGAGAACTCATCAACAATCGGATTACCACCAGCTAATGACATTTTGTCTCCAGCTGTTACTGTTCCGTCACCATCTGATGAGGCTGTAATATTAGCACTCAAGTCAAATGGATTTTGATGTTGAAAGGTTGCCATTCCAGTGTAAGACATCTTAACACCTTTATGGAAAATTTGAGTAACTGATGTATATGCAACTCTGTCTCTACCTAAGTATTCTGTAGGTTGAGCACCTTCTTGACCTTTAGTAGGTTCAGAAGAAATAACTGCATTATCAGCTGCCTGGATTTGCCAGAAAGTTGATTGTAGTACCTTACCACCGTTTAAGCCACCTGTTGCAGAGAGAAATGGGGTTCTTTGACCACCTACACGAAATAACTCGCCAGAAAAGTTATTAATCTTCTGGGAGTAAATAGTGTTATTTGTCAGCGAAATTGCTGCCATTTTATACCTCCGTATTTAATTGTTAGCTTGTACTTTAAATTAAGATTCGTTCTTAGCGTTTTCCATCAGAGTAAGTTTTGCTCGGATAGCATCTTTAGTACTACCTTTGCTAATAATAGTCTGAAGTTGTGCTAAGACTTCATCATCGGATACGTCACTTACGGAATTTGCATCAAGTGATTGTACTCTTGACCTAGCATCATCTTTAATTACTGGAGTAGAACTAAGGTGTGTGATATCTTCGTTCATTCCTGTAGGTTCAAAACCATACTCTGTTTTTGCGTACTCACTTACAGCTGCAGTTGTTACTTCACCTGTATACACTTGTGTCAATGCTTTACCAAAACCACTTTCAGGATTTAAACCAATTTGCTTTACAGCATCTTTTAGTTTTTCATCTTTATGATTTGTAAGCTCAGCTGTTAGCTTTGCTATCTCGTCATTTTTTCTGTCAATAGTTTCACGCATTGCTTTTGCTCCTGAATTATCAAGACCATCAAATTCGTCCATTTCGTACCTCCTCACAGTTTTGACCTATCAAATTAGACCTGTGGAATCTAATTGCGGTGTTATCCTTCACACTTGACTTAAAACTGGATAACTTAATTTTTAAGTCCTTACTCTACGATTTTTATACAAGCTTTCTACGTAGGCTTTGAAAGCTGAGTGCAGGTCTTTAGACGGACCACGCAACGTCAATATTTATTATACACTATCCTTCTAAAAGTCCAGTAACTTTATTATCTTTTTTAGCTGCACCTGCTTTGAAGCTAGACATAGCTGCTGATTCTGCTGCTAGTAATCCTATTTCTTTTGCTGAATCTGCATCTCCTATAGATGCTTCTTCTAATGTACTAACATCAAATTCACTATTTGTTTGTGTGGCCATTGTTTGATAGTTACCTGCTTGTTGATAAACTTGTCTAGCTTTTTCTTGTGTAAGACCAGCTTTTCTTAATGCTTCAAATCTACTAAAACTTCTACTGAATCCAGCAGCTCTTGCTTCTGCACCAACACCTATAGTTTTTAAATCACCTTTTAATAACTTGTCATTAATACTTGGATTAATTAAAGCAGCAAATATAGTAGGTTGGTCAGTAGATATATTGTATTGTTCTCTAAACATAGCTTCTACTTGAGGTATATTATTTTTCACTGCGTTGTATGTTACATCTATTCTTTGTTGAAATTCTGCACCAGATACTTCACCAGTTATTAATTTATTAAATTGTTCTTCAAATTCGCTAGTATCAACTATTCCAACTTCAGCTAATGTTTCTCTATAAGTTGCTTTTGTAGCCATAGCTTGTAATTCGTCCATAATTAAAGAACCATCGTCTCTTTCTAAATATTTAAATTCTTTTTTCCATGCTGCTGTATTTCTTGTAGCTGCTTTTGCTAAATTAGTTTCACCAAATTTTACCCAAGCATTAGCAAACTCTGCTTGTACATTCTCAGGCATAAATTTATATAAAGCTTTAGCTCGTTCTAAACCCTCTGTATAATCACCAGCTGTAGTTTCTTTATCGGCAGTTGAACCTGTGTAATTTTGTCCACCAATTCTTTTTGAACCAGCAGTAGCATCTTTTAAACTTTGCGTGTAACCATTTTTTTCATAATCAGCTATTACTTTAGGGTCATCTCCTATTTCATATCCAGTTAAATAATCTTTTCTATATACTTTTACCATTAATTCTCCAAAAAGTTTTGTGATTTAATTACACCGTCACCATATGCACTAGCTGATGCTAAAGCAAAATCGTTCTTTACTTTGTCTATTCCTAATTCCATACCTTTACCTCTCAAGTATTCTCCTTCTTTTGCTGTATCATTCATTGAAATTATATCATTTAAAACTGGATTATCCCATTTAACATCTATACCCCACGCTGCTTTAATAGAACCTTTTTTATTATTAAGAATAGTACTCCAAGAAATATCTCTATCATACATATTAAATTGTGCAAAACGTTTATCTTTAAGTTTTTCTTGTAATTCGTATTTATAATTAGGTTCCATTTGTAATTTACTTGCTTCTTTAGATACATCTATATCTCCCCACATGCTTTGTGGTAGAAATTGATTTAATAATTCTTCTACTTCATCATGTTTAGTTGTGATACTAACTGTAGACATACCTTTTGATGCTTTAAGAATGTCGTCATCTAATGTATATATACCGCCATTTGCTTTTCTAAAAGCTGGATTAACTAATGCTACTACTTGTTGAGAAGCTTTAGATACAGCTGCTTTAGTATTTGGGTCACCATATACACCATTATTTAAATTGTTTGCTACTAATTTTAAACTATTATTTAATTCTGTATTGTCTTTTATGTCTTCTAATGGTACACCAGCTTCTATTGCAATAGCTTGTACTGAACCTACATAAGTATCTAAATCCATACCATATTGGTCTGGGTCTAAACGTTCATCAACTGTTCTATTAAAAAATGCTCTGTTTGTTCCTAAACTTGCACCTATAGTACCGTTTGTTTTTAAATTTTCAAAAAATGTAGTTCTATTAAATACACCATCATCATCTGTAGCTAATTCATATACTCTTATATATTCGTCTCTAAATTCTTTATTACCCCACCAGGTTTCCCTTTCAGTAATATTTTTTACATTGTTTAATATATCAGTCCAATTCTCACTTGCTGAATCGTAGTCACCTACAAAAACTAAAAAATCATCATCTAAAAACTGTTGTTCAAAAGATAATTCATCTATAGTTTCGGTATTGTCTTTAGCTAATTGACTTAATGCCATAGGGTCTTCAAGACCTGTAGTATCTGCAATTAATTGAGTAATATTTTTATCACCAGGGTCAAAGAAAAAACTTACACCACCCCTATCAACTCTAATGTAATATTTACCTGTTCCTTCAACTTCTACAATTGTTGCATTTTCTGGCAAACTATTCATCTGCATCTCCTATTGATGACATATTACCTAACCAAGCGTTATTGTCCACTGGAGTTATATCTCCATAACTGTTAAAATCTTCTATTAATTGTGTTTCATCTGAATAATCATCTTCAGGATATACCCAATCTTCTAATCCTACTTTAGGTAATAACCAATTTTCAAAAGGTATTTCTATACCAGTTATTATTGGTGAACGTTTTATTGCAGGCATTAATCCTGTTTCTGGTATAAACCCAGCATTCATTAACGCTGTTCCTGAATTTAAACCAAATACATCATTAAGGCTACCAAACCAATTTTGTGGTGCTCTTTTTTCTCTCCATACAGTATTGACTGATTCCATATCTTCATATCCTTCTGTTCCTAAAAACTCATATATAACATTTATCCATTTGTCATTAGTCCAATTAGTATATTCGTCAACAAATCCAGGAGATAATATACCTTGTTCTTCAGCTAGTTCTAAACTATTTATAAGTGGATATACACCTATTTTATCAATAATCCCATTAGACTCTGCCCATTTTTCATATTCAGGCCCTAAAGCATTCTTGATAGACATTTCTCCAAAAGTATCTTTAGTAATAATACCTAATGTTTCTATAGCAGATAATATTATTCCACTAGCTATACCATAATAAAAGTTTGCTTTTTCATAAGCGGCCATAGCAGTAACTGAACCTGATGCTGCAGTTGCACCTAATCCAGCTTTAACTCCAACTTTGGCTGCTGTAGACTTTGTAACACCTGCTCCAGCAGCTGTAAGCGTAGCTGTACCTTTTTTGGCACCTTGGCCCACAACTTTAGCAACAGCTTTACCTGGTGTACCTAATTTATTTAATACTCCACCAATACCATTAGCCATCCATCCATAAATTACTTCTCCGTAATCTAATACTTTAGCTCCTTTTTTTAATCCCGCACCCATTAAAGGTATAACTCCTTTAAGCAATGTATCTAATTCAATATTTTTAGCAGCATCAAATCCCCAACTTCTAGCTGCGGCTTCTACACTTGTTGCTTTGACGTTTATACCTTCTTCAGCATTTATCCATTTGTCAGTTATATCTTTTTCTGTTAATGGTTTAACTTTAACAAAATAAGCATCTGACCATTTATCAACATAAAAACCAGCTCTTTGACTTTGTTCAGCACCTGTTTTACCACTAATAACTAATTTTTCTAATGCTTGTGGAGTAATACCCATTTGTCTAGCAATTTTATTTCTTATTTCAATATCATTAAACCAATCACCAACAAGTTCTTCAACTTCTATTACTTCTGTAGCAATACCATAATTCCATTCAATACCACCTTTAAGATTTTTTATATTTCTTCTAGCGTTACCATCAAAACCATGTACTATTCTTTCTCCTGGTTTAGGAACTTCTTTTCCATAATCTAACCATTCAGCTTCCATTAATGATTTGTCTATTAATATTCCTTCTTGATGACCAGTACCTATTAAATTAGGTTCCCAACCACTAACTGCAGGTTTACCATCTACAAGTTTTGTCACGTCTATATCTTGTTCAAATATTTTTCTTCCTAAATTCCAAACTTTTACTGTATTGTCTGGTATCTTTTTTCCGTAATTAGGAATGCCTAATTCAAAATCAGAAGTTAAAGGTTTTCTTACAACTTTAGCATTATTTACATTTTCTGGACTTACATTAGTTGCTTCTGTAAGAGGTTTATCAACAGTTTTCCCTAAACCCATTTGTTTGGCAATATAACTCATTTTATATTTATTAGCTAAATCTTGTATGTATTGTGGTTGTTTTCCTACCCATGCTCTTCTATCTGCTTTGCTATCAATGTTTTTAAAATTTTTAACAATGTATTCTAAATTATGTTTATCTGCAGGATTTATTACACCAGTAGTTAATTTGGGTGTATTACTTGGTGCGTTTTGGTCTGCAAGTAATTTCATATCTACATCATCATATTGTGAAAACCTTTTATTATCATCTAATATTTCATCAGGAGTTTCAATATTACTTTTTGTATTTTTAATTACATTAGTTAAAGCTTCAGCTTGATTAACAGTTTTATCAGGATTGCCTGCAAAAGAATCAGTTAATTTTGTACCTTGGTCTACAATTTTTTTTAATTCTTTTATTTTATCTGGATTTTCGTTAGCCCATTCTTGCCATAATTGTTGATAAATTCTTTTACTTTCTTCAATAGGTTTACCAAATAAAATACTATCTGGTGATGGAGGTTTTCCTTTACCTGATTTTTTAATATCATTTTGCCATACTTCTTCAATTGTTTTGCCAGCATATTTGCCTTCTTTAAACGTAGCATTTAAAGCAGAAAATTCTTTACCTAATTGATTACCTTTAGTAGAAACTTCAAAAGAAGATTTAGCATTACTAAGACTTGAAGGTACATCTACATTACCAGGTATATTTTTACTAAATAATATATTTGCTATTTGTTTTGGTTCAAAGCCAGCTAAGTTAGTTCCTATAGCTGTCATTTTAAATGTTTTATTTGGATTCTCTGCAGCAAATTTTAAAAACGTATCTATATGTTTACTAATTTCCTCTAAAGATAAACTTTTATTAGGAGTAGCTTTAGTAGGTAAAGCATATGATTTTCCAGTTAATCCTTCTCCTACTCCTTCTTGAGCACCAAATTTATTTTTAGCATCTAATGCAGCTCCTTTACCATGTATTCCTTTTCGGTTACTTCCAAAAACAAATATTTCATTATCAGCTAATTCATCTATCCAATCTACATTTTTACCTTTAGGAGTTTCAGCTTTACTTTCTTGCACAACTTCTTTACGGTCTATACGTCTAGCATCACTAATTTCTTGTACTTTATCCCATATATCTTCTCTAGGTATTATTTCTTTAAATATTTTTTCAATATCTTTACTATCTGTGTTTTTTAATGCAGCTGTTAATTGTTTGACTAAAACGCCAATATTTTCTTCACTATAACCATATTTAGAATCTCTTAAAATATCTTTTAATGCTGATACTACTTCTTTTATTTCTTGTTGTGTAGCCATTATATTTTACCTGTCATAACACCTATTATATTACTTTGATGTTTTCTACGATTTTGTCCAGCTTCAATAAGGTCTTTTTCTGTTCTTAAATCAGTTTCCATCTCATATAAAGTTTCTTGTTCAATATCATCATCATCTAAAGTTCTAGTACCTATTTCACGTGTACCTATAGTATCTCTATAATCTCCACCCATAGCACCAGTCATATCTATACTTTTACCATTTTCAATTAAATAATTTTCCATGTCTGCACCATACTTAGCTGCTTTGTATGCATATGCTAAATTTTGTGCATAGTTATCATATCGTGAGTTCCAACTGTTTAAATATTTATTTCTTTCTTCTTCAGTTGGTGGTCTATCTAATTCTTTCGTAAATAATGCATCAATTAATCTTGACATATATGCTTCTGTAGGAATATCTTTTTGGATTTCATATTCTTTTTCTTTTGCTTTAACATCAACATTCATTAACAATTTTTCTCGTTCTGAGTATCTATTAATAGCTCGATTTAATAAAGCCCAAGATACTTTTTCTACATTCATATTTGAATCTTCAACCCAACTGTAACTATCAGGTATAGTGTCTATTAAATCCATATATTCATTAGAACCAAACATAACACCTGCGTTGTCATAATCTGATTGTGCCATTAACACTTCAATGTATCCTTGTAAATTAATATCCATTTCACTACTGTCATCAAAATCACCTTCATCAGCTATACCTTGTCTAACTAATATTTTTTTTAGATAATCAATTGCGTCTGAGTTTTTGCCTATATGATTTACAAAATTAGTCATAAATAAAGATTGAGGTTGTACTTCTACAGGTATAGGAACAAACAAACCATCTCTTTCTTCAAATAAAATATCTCCATTTTCGTCAGTTAAAAATCCTGGTAATTGTTGTCCAGTTGCATTTGCATATGCTTGTTCTGGGGTTAAGTCATTCTCTACTACTCCTTGAACATATCGGTCAAATGCATCACCTTCTAATTCACCTATAGGTGCTCTAGCAACAATTTCTTGTGTTGCTCCTGGTTTAGGTTTTCGGTCACGTACTTCAGTTTCAACATAAGTAGTGTCTTCAGTAGCATCAGCAGATGCTTCAATAGCTTCTTCTTCTTGAGGTCTAACAGTTTCTTTTCCACTATTAAAGTCAGTTGAAAAATTGTTTATAATATTTGTAATCTCTTCTCCAGTAGCATTAGCAAATTGTTCTTTAATTTCTCTTTCTTGTTTATGACCAGCGTAAAGAACATTACCTACTGTATTACCTACTTTATTAATCCAATCTAGAAATTCTTGTCTTCTTTCTGGAGCAGCTGCATTCCATTGCTCAGCTGCATCTAAATCTCTTTGTGTAGATAAATCTTTAGCTAATTGATAAAGTTCCCACGTTCTACCTAGCCATTGTGCGAAAGTCTTTTTATCTTCTGCCATTTAATTTCCTATGCATTGTAATACTCTTTATCGTCACGAAACATTCTAGTTATTATATTAGTCCAAATTGCTGCAAAGTCAGGGTTTAAAGGTATAATCTCATTTGCCCATCCTTGAAAATCTGCACGCATATATACAGCTATAGGGTCTGTACTTTGCAACCACCATTCTGGATTACCTGAAGGTGATTGAAATTCTGATTGTCTTGCAAAAGCTTCCCATTTAGGTAAGAAATCATTAACAAATACTTTACCTGCTTCTGTTTTTAACGTTATTTCTAAATTAGGCCATTTCTCTATCATTTCACTTAGTATTTCTTTTGACGTAGCTGGTTGTCTTTGTCCACCAGTTCTTTCAAATCCAGGTAACTGTTGCATTAACGCTGTTCTATAAATTCTAAATAACATATCTTTTTGTGCTTCTGGTATAAAACTGTTTTCAAATTTTTCTTTGTAAGCTGTGTATCTAAAATAACCTAATGTATCGTTAGCTGCTACATTAAATTCTTCTAGTGACAAAACTTCTCTTTCACCAATATTGTATTGTCTTATTACTTCTTGATAGCTTCTTTCTTCATATGGACTATCAGGTAATAAATAAAATGCACTTTTAGGTAATTGTTCTAATACATCTTTATTTTGTTGTTGCCATGATAAAACTCTCTCTGAGTATGCTTTTTTCCCACCTTTAGCTGTACTTTTAGCTGTAGTTAACCAAGTGTGTTCATATCCATATAATCTTATAAAAGATTCATAGGCAGCTATATGGTCATCATTATGTTCTTGTACTAGATTTTGATATTCTTTAGCAAGTATTTGTGTACCCCACATTTTACCATCTTTATCTTCAATATAATATCTAGGACTAAATCCTGTAGGTAATACAAACTGTGCCATAGCTCTAAACAAAAATGTTTGTCTTCCTTTGTCTCTTGCATAATCTCTTAAAGCTGCATCTATTAAATCAGGTGTTAAATCTTCATCAGGTAATAAATTAGCTGTAGTTCCTTTCCATTCCATTTGTTCTAAATATTCATCTAAAGCACCTGCTTCTAATAATCTTTTTTCACCATTTTCCATTTTTAATAATTTAAATAATTCAATTGACGTACTAGCACGCATAGATGCTACTTCTGATTTATTACCAATTGGTATTATATTTTGTGCTGCAAAGAATTTTTGTAAAGAAGGTGATGTAGGTATAATCGCATCCCAGAAACCTGTACCTGTAGGAGGACCAAAATCTCCAAAAAAGATACCTCTTAACTCATCTGCTACTCCACCAGCAGGTAATACTTTGTCTATAGCAAAACCAGCCATAGGTGTAGGACCAGGAACAAATCCTTGACCTAACAAGTTAACTCCAGTGACATAACCACGTGGTGACATTTTTATATTAGAATCTTCACCAAATATTAAATTAGACATATAACCACCAAAAGGCATTACAAACATTTGTTCACCTGAACCATTAGGGTCTTCTGCAAAGAATCCATCTCCAGAAAAACCTAGTGCGTCAGCACCTCTACCACCTTTTAAAGTCAACTGTGTTCTTCTTATAACCTTTGGATTTTCAGCTAATAATTTTGGCCAAGTAGTTAACATTTCAAACCAAACTTCTGGGAAAGGAAATATGTTTCTTGTTTTTTGTGATATTCTATGTCTTTTAGTTGTGTCATACAATAAGTCTTGTGTAGATTGTAATCCAAATGCTTTACTTCCATCACTTACTGTTTGATAGTCAGTTAACTGATATACTTTCTTTTCTGAACCACCCATTAATTCTTGTAATTGTTTACGCACTTTAAGCGGTATTTTTGTTGCTGAAGCTTCTCTAATAAATTTTTGTTGCAAGTCTTTGTCCATTAAATGAAATTTATCTACTATGTATGCCCATCTGTATTGTTTAAATGTAGAACTTCTATTGAGATAATTAATAGGTCTATCCATCATATTTCTAAACATAAATTCTAAAGCTGTATCTAATAATTCTTCACCTTTAAACAAACTACCTTCAGGTACATCTACTTCTCTTTTATAAAATAATGTACCTAAATTAAATTTCTCTCCATCTTTATCCATCCATTTAGATATAGCGTTTTCTAATTCTTTTTGTTGACTTCTGCTAACTCCTTGTACCATACCATCAACTTCTGATAACATTTTTAATTCTTGGCCATCTGTAGTTTCAAGTACGCCTTCAGCTATTACACGTCTTAACAAAGTCATACCATCATCTTTACTATCTATATTGTGACTTAATTGTGCTTCAGTTAAATTATTAGTAAATTTTCTATTTGGTTTTTTTGCGTTACTGTCAAATCGTATATAATCTCTACCTACTTCTAATCTGTGACCTGTTGCTTGTCTAATTCTATTTTCTACAGATTTTAAATAAGCCATAGCTATGTCATCATTTGTAGCTACATCCATCCAATCTTCTCCACCTTTTTTTAATAAATCTTGTCTATAATCATTTCCTCTTCCTTTAGTAAACCATCTTAATGTGTCTTCATCAACACCATTAGCAGCAACGTATCTTGCTACACCATCGTTTCTTAATTTAAATAAAGTATTAAATATACCTTTATTGTAACCAACTTCTTTAAATGTTACTTCTGGCATTTCAATACGATAACTATTTTTATATTTACCACCTTTAATAATATTATTAGTCCATTGTTGATGTGTAACAGCTAAATGTTCTGGACTTCTCATAATGTCGTCAAACTCTTGAAATTTACTCCAATATTTAGCTTGTTCTTTTTCGCTATGTGAAAATACCCATGATAAATATTGAAATGGATTATTCCATCCACTATCTAAACCAGCAGAATAAATTCTGAACTGTTCTTCTAAAAATATTCTTGTAAAGAATGCAGGTCTTAACAAAACAATTGGCTTAAATACTTTTCGTGTATAAAAATCTAATAACTTAGTACCAGCGTCATCCATTGTTGCATTAGTTGGTATCCAACCAAATTCATTAACTTCACTAGCAGCAGCTCTACCTTCTTTACGTAAAGTTGTTAAATATTTTTTAACATTAGATGCACCTATTTTAGTAGCTTCAAAAGCTTTTAAATCTTCAAAATCAGCTGCATAAAAATGTTTACCTACAACTCTATCAACAATATCTTGATTTAAAAATGGAAATATATTGTCACTCATTTCTGACAATATTGAAGCACGTGGTACTTGTATTTCTATAGTTTTACCACCTACTGCAATTTCTATTAAATCATCTGCAGTACCACCACCTGGTGAAACAATGTTATGTGGTATACCTTTATTATTCATACCATTAGATTTAAAATATGCTTTTTGTTTTTTGTTCCATTCTTCTACTGTACGTTTAATATGCTTTGCAATTACTTCATGTTGTTTACCTGTTGCTTTAATTTTGTGATATTGAAATTCCATTAAATCAGTACTATATTTTAATTGTTCTCTATAATTATCACCTAAATCTAACCATCTATCCATCCAAGTTTGCCATTCCAAATCAGTAAAATTATTTTGTCTCATATGATTTGCTAATTGTCTTGTTGCTACTTTACGGTTACCCATTTCCATAGCACTACCAGACATTTCACCTAATAATCTTTTTGAATTTAAACTTAAACTATTTTGAAAATTAGAACTAAATCCTAAATATCTTGACACTCCAATATCTTTAGCTTGTAAATTATTTTTATATATCTCTTTTAATATATCCCAAGATTCAGGTGTTGCATCTACGGAACCATGTGCTTTTTTCCAACTTGCTTTTGCAGCTTGTACACTGTCATCATAATGAGCAATAGTTCTTAAAGCACCTCTAGTGTATGTATAAGGTTTTCTAATATTTTCACCTATAACACTACCTAAACTTCTCATAGTAAAATTTTCACTACCTGTTACTTTTCTAACTGCAGAACCAGTCATATTAGAAAAACCTTTAGGCATAGAAGTTACTCCGTCTAATATTCTGTCAGGACCTTTAAATCCTTGATATTGAGGTTTACTTGTTCTTAAACCATCAGTCATCATATCTACTATCGAATCAGCTATTTTAACTTCGTCTGTTTGTCTACCAACCCAGTTCCAATATTCAACGTCATTAATCCAATTAATTAACGTAGGGTCTTCAGACAATGTTTTACCACTTGATTTAGCAAAATGTTTTATTAATACTCTTGATTCAGGAGTAGCTATTAATTTTCTTGCATCTTTAGCAAAAACACCTTGCAACCTACCATTAAACAAACCATGTTTTCTAGCTATTGCTCTATCTACTTTTAATTGTTCTTGGATTTTTGGACTTAAACCATTATATTTTTCTCGTTTAGCTGTACCTATTAACCAATCATCTTCTGTAATTAATTCACGTTCTGCTTTACTTAATTTATTCCAAGCATTTTTACCAGCTTTACTTCTATTAGTAGCTGCAGTAGTTATTAATTCTTGTAACTCTTGTGCAGCTTTTTTATCTTCTAAAAATCGCATGCTGCCTTGAGCTTTTCTTTGATTTTTTGTAGTTTCAACTACATTTACAGAACGTGAAGCTTTTTTTAATTTACCTAAAGATAATAATCCACCAGTAAAATATTCAGCAGGTAATGCTGATGCAAAATCTAATAAACCAGATGCAATCTTATATGGTGTAGTACCTTGTTGTAATACCTGTCCAGCTTCATATCTACCCCAAGAATATTCTGTTAATTGATTATCACCCATTAATTCACGTTGTGCATATTCAGTTACATTCATATCGTTATAGTTTGTTCTTCTATCTGCCCATATTGATATTTTGTTTGGATTAGCTGCACTTAAATAATTTATCTCACCATTTTCATCTAGTTCTTTTAATGGAGCACCTATTTTTAAATAATATAAATCTTTAGCTTTTTGTTCATCTCCATTAAATTTTTCTAATAATTCATGATATTTAGGGTCTTTGTCATGATGAACAGATTCAAAGAAGAATCTCTTACTTCTATCCATGTTAACTGCTTCACCATTAAATACTTTTTTAGCAGCTGCCCAAATATAGTTTTCTCCAGAAAATTTTATTGCTTCTTTTAGAAAATCTATATTTTGTGATAATTCTTTATCACCCATATCTTTACCTAAATTAGGTACTTCTGATATATTAACTAATGAGGCAATATTAGCTTGTGCTGTTTTAGGACTATATCCTTTTTCAAGTAACTCATCATATCTATTTAAATCTTGATAATATCTCCATATACGACCTTGTGCTCTATAGGGTACACCTCCACCCCCAAATTGTAATATGTCTGATGTTGGTAAAGGATTCCATTTATTCCAACTTTCTCTAATTGCATCAAGTGTACCTATTAACCAAACAGCTGGTGAAAACTTTCCTACTTCTTCTGGTGTTCTACCACCTGGTGCATAACCACCTGTTACAATATCAATAATATTTAAATGCATATCATCAGTTACTTTTTCGTCTCTATATTTGTCGTTTATTTCATTCCATTTTTCAGATTCTTCAGTTACCCATTTAGCTTGTGCTTCATCAGTTAATTTCTGTACTTCAGGAGCATCTGGTGGAACACCCATAACTGCTAATGTTGCAATCATTGGTTTAGCTAAAATAGGATTATGTTGTAAATGAGCTACTGTTAAATCTCTAATACTTGGGTTAGCTTTTATTTGTTCTGTGTATAGAGCTAATTTAGCTTGTTCTATTCTTTGTACAGTGAGCATCTCCTGCTCTTTAATAGGGTCGCCAAACATTATTGGCTTCTGCCATTAATTAATTCAGCTATAAGAGGATGAGGATTAACTTGATACATTGCTTGCAATAATATATCCACATCATTTGCTGTATTCCTAGTTGCTCCAACACCTTCTCCTATAGGAACTCCTTCTGTAATAGGTTCATTAGGGTATTCGGTTCCTGCAAATACATCTGGTGATTGTGCTTGTTCTGGTGGTATCGGAAAGGGTGCATTAGCTCCACCACTATCCCCCATTGGTGCAGCCTGTTGTTGTTCTTGATATGCTTTGCTTTCACCATAAGCCATATCTTGTCCACGCATTGTAGGTTGGGTGCCATCAGTTCTTTGACTTAAAGCTCCAGGCCCACTAACTGCATTTTTTCTTTGGGGTGTAGGTTTTCTATACCCACCTCTAGAACGGTTCTTGGCCAAATTCTTCCTCCTCATCAGGTTGTTCTATCATAATAACTATATTAGGTAAAGGTTTTATAACGTGATATTTAGGATTATTAGAATCACCAAAAGGAGCATCCCCAAACTCTACATCTATAATGTCCCAAAATTTTTGTTCTTCGTTCATTACATTCCACCAAACGCTGAAGCTACTGATGGTGGTGGCTGTTGTGGTTGGCCACCTTGCTGGCCTTGTTCTGCGGCCATTTGTTGTTGTATCATAGCTTCCTGTTCTGGACTCATTTGCGGTTCTTGTGGAGTATAAAACATTCTCATTATATCTGTCATTTCTGCAGGATATTCATATATAGCTATCACTGCTTGTGTAGCTGCCATGTCACCTTGTGCTGACCTAGCAAGTATTGATTCAAATAAAACATTCTCTGCTTTATTTTTTCTAATACGTTCTTGCACTTTAGCTATGTTATCTAAACCGTCAATATTATCTTGTAATGTCTCTACGTCTATAACACCTGCTTGTAGTAATTGCAAACCAGTTACAATTTTTTGTCCATCATCAAAACCTGACATAACTCCATAAATACGTCTTGTTCTAAAATCTCCGCCTATATCTGCTATAGGAGCATAATTTTCAGAAAAAGCAGTACCTGCATAAAAACCTTGTATAGGTTTCTTTCTAAGTTCTTCAAACTGTGCTGCTAATAAACTATCAAGTTCTAATCTTTTTTCGTCCATCTCTTGTAATGCATGTTTAATAATATCTCTATACTCATTAATCATTAATGACATAGTTCCGTTTAACTCTTGTAAACCAGCACCAGTAACAAAAGAGTTAGGCGATTGTGCATCATCAGTAACTGGATAGCCACCAACTAATCTCAGTTGTCTTTCTAATCTATCTATCTGTTGAAATAATTGATACGGTATATTGTTTGATGGTTTAGATACCTGTGTACCAGGTGCAAGATAGTTTATAGCAAATCTACCTCTTCTGTATTGTCCTGATTCTAATTCACCAGAAATATTTGTTTCTGTGAAAACACTATCTTCCATAGCTATAGCTGACATAATATTTATCTTTGCCATCATAGCCATTAAACCTATAACGTGGTCATACTGACCTTTAAGTTCATCAAAAGATGTTCTTTTCATAAAAACAAAAGGTGGGGTACTAAGGTAGTTAGGAATAAAATCAAGTATCATTTTCTTTTCTGGGAATACTATGTACGTACCACCTAAGTCATAATATTCAATTATTCGTATGCCTTGACCTGTGTTATCTTCCCAGTTATTATCTTTGTCATTTTCGTATTGTGTACCTACGCCACCTTTACCGAATGCTGCTTCAGATGTTTCTTTTTCCTCTACATGCAATATTTCTTTTGCAAACTCTGGATACAACTGTGCAAGTTTATATCTAGGTATTCTTCTTAATACAGCTAGTTCTCTAGGTTCTTGATTAGGACCAAAGTTTCCTGGAAAAGTATCAAAAGGGTCACGGAGTTCTGCAGTAGGATATATATAACCATTTTTATCTGTTCTTGTTGTTATAATCCACGCACAGTAACCGTAACCAGGTAACCATCTAGCAGCTTGTGCTAATTGTAAATTTAAATTTTGTTTCTCATCATATGACGTAACAATTCTTTCTAGTCTCTCTGCACGAACCTTAGCTCTGTCAGAGGTATTGTGGTTCATTATGTCAACTCTAACTTGTGGTACACCAGATATTTTTTGTGCAAGTCGGTCTATACCTGACTGCAACATGTTAGGAGCTGGTAATAAGTCAACATCAGATGTTTCCATTTTGTTTCCTAGTAATGCTTTCATACCATCAGCACCACCATTTAAAATTGCTTTGATTCTAGCTTTCTGTGCCTGTCTATGTTTAGAAGGCTTACCTGCAACTAACTGTGTTGCATTGTCTACAATCTCTTTGTAGTTTTTAATATCTAAATTTTCTATCCCCATGGTGCCTCATTATAATCTGTTCTATCAAAGTCTGTGTAACTTGCGTTGTAATCTAATCCCATTGTCGCTAACTGTTCCTTGTTCATTCTTCTAAATACTTTCATGGGAAACCAAGCTGCCATCACTAAATCTGTTTTCTCTTTGTTTCTAGTACTAACAGGTTTTCCATCAAAATATAATAATTGTTGTCTATAACTATTAACTTTAGCAAGACTTTCAGAATTTCCTGTCGGTAAAAAGATTTTTTGTGCTTCAAACAAACCAGCCATAGAACCAACACCATACATTGGGTCGTGTTTATTTTTACCTGTTACATGCCCCTGCATAGTAATACCACCTCGTAAAACAAAATCTTTTATTTTATCATCTTGTCGTATAGCTGTTTGAAAACCATTCTCTTCAATTATCCAATGTTGTAAATCATATTTTTGATACCAGTCAGACATAATTTGCAATGCATGTTTAACGCCACCACCTTGTCTATTTTCTATATCT